ATTCTGGTAGCATAATCTCGAATAGCTTTTTCTCTGGTTTTATCATCTCCTAATCCCCATGATCTAGGCCAAAGTCCTCTTTGTGAAAGAAATCTAATTAATACTGCTCCTTTGAGAAAAATATCTCCTTGAGTGGATTGAGCAAAATAATCTCCTTCTTCTGCACCTCTTGGTGTTTTTTCTTGACGATCATAAGGACTATAAGGTTCTAATTTAGAATCTTTTATAATTACTAATAGTCCATGATTTCTAATATCTAAATCTGTCACATCATGAAGTCTTTTTTTTAATTTTTTACTGATATGAAATGCCATTGCTGATACTGATTTTTCTAATTGTTCCTTATCGGTCATATAAACCACATCATCATCCTCTGTTCTAGGAATATCTCCATATTCATCATCATAAGCATCTCCAACCCAAGTATCTTTCGGTTCATTCCAACCACCTTGGAGACCATGACGACGAATATCGTCTTCATTATCCACGATTGTTCCATGGAATAAAGTCCTTTCAGATATTAGCCAGTTTTTAAAATTCATGATTCTGGTCCTGTTGTTGATGGTTTGGACAAACTATGTATTGTCTTAATCATGTTTGGAAGTATTAGATGCCTTACTCGCACTTCCACCGACTCAACTGCCTTCTTTAAGTATTCTGAAAAATCTTTATAAGCATATTTAGAATGTGTACGCCACGATAAAATGGCAGACTCATATGTGTTCCTTAAATCTCGATATGTTTCCATCCATTTCCAAGGTATTTCCACCTCCACCACTATTGGAAACGATTTATTATAAATTGGAGGAAAATGTATTTCTTCACAATTTTTTTTATGGTGTTTTTTTCGACAAATATGCCTGTTGACTGTTCGCCAAACATCAAAAGCGATTTCTCCTCCATACTTATAATAATGATTTGCATAATTCGAGGCTTCTTTAAAAGATCCATCTAAATAAACAACATCTGAGGTTCTGTTAGTTTCTGAATTTAACCTAAATGACAATTTGCTTTTAATTTCATCAATCAAATTTTCAGGAGGATTTTTCAGATATTGAGTTATGAGTTTTAAGATATAGTTCTCTAATTTTTCATCGGGCGGTTTCAATCCTTCACTACGTATTGTTTCTGAAAGTGCTGATGTGGTTCCGTGATAAAGAACAACGGATTCTCCAAAAAGATACCATTCTTTTGATTCCAGACATACGAAATTCGATATTTTGTCCGCATAACGAAAAGTTGTTCTTTTAGATATTAGCCAGTTTTTAAAATTCATGATCTTTTATGAAAGTATTTAGTAGATAATTACATGAAATCATTTCATCTAATCTTTTTACCAAAAGTTTAGCAATTTTTTCTTTAAGGAATATATAAATTACATACATCTTTAACAGAAAGTAAACGATATGACAGCAGCAGAAACGAAAATTGAACTTAAATTGGATGGGCTGCAAAAAACGATATCGGAATTATGCTCTCGAATGGCGGTAGCTACCGCTCAAAATAAAACAGTTTGTGATTTGGTGCAAAAGCACGAAACAATTTTGAACGGAAACGGTGGCATTGGACTAAAATCTGCATTTGCCCTATTAGAAACCTCCGTTAATCAGAATAGAGTATTTTCAACAAAGAAGTGTGTATTTTGGGGTGCTGCTTCGATTGGTCTTTTTGGGACCGTGGTAGCGGCAATGATTAACATCTTGCCAATTGTTTTCAAGTGAAATTCATGAAATCATTTCGACTTTGGTTAACAGAATCTATTGATTTATCTAGATTTGAAGATTTTTCATCTGTAGAGTCTTTAGCTAAAGTGGCTATCGATCAAATGGACTGGAGCGGTGGTGATGGAGATCATTATCGTTCCGAGGCATCTCTTGAATTACATGGATGGTCACATGGGTGTGATGACGATGAGAACGTTGAAAAAAAAGCCATGGAATTGGCTATTGAAGATATTCAAGATAAACTATATGAAAAATTATGGATATTTAAAAGTTTCACTGATCCTATAAGAGTTTATAGAGCAATCACTATCGCAGGTCAAAATATCCAAGAAATAGTTAAAAACATAAGAACTATAAACTTAGGTACGTTTTGGTCTTGGGAAGAGAACGCTGCTGAAGCTCATTGGGGCAGCTTTGACAAGGGGAAACATGTAGTTTTATTATATGCCGAAATTCCTAGTTCCAACGTCGAGTGGAAACATACTCTAATTAAAAATTCCATACCTACTCAAGAAGATGAAAAAGAGATAGTGGTGACATATAGCTCACCAATTAAAATCACTAAAATAAATATCAATAGAAAATGGTATGACGTAAACATTACGGGATTTGCTTAAATTCATCGACAAATTCATCCTTGAAAAATTCTCTTATTTCATTAGTAATTGCTCGTCTATAGACCATCAAATCTATGTTAAATATCTTATCCAAATCATCTTTAACATTTGCCCAAGGAGACAAGACCAAATAATATGGAACAATTTTATTGGCATGTGCCCATTTTGGTAACATACCACTATCAATTGCTTTTAACACAGCATCTTTAGTGACCAATCCTACTTTTTTCATAAAATCATGAGTTTCTTCTAATTCTTGTATTATCTTATATTCTGGAGCAAATGCTTTGAGTTGTTCTGTGGACATACTGATTTCTATATTTTTATCAAAGCGTTTTTTCCAGTTAGTCCATCGCCACCATGCTTTCCTGCCTGTTAAAATAGAAGGCTCTATAAGCGCATGAATATTACCTTGTTTAAACGCTTTAAGAATTCTTAATTGAGCTAAGATATAATAGCGATATTCCTTTGGAAGAACCAGTCCTTTAGTTTCTTGATATAATTTATAACAATATTTCCAAAGGATTGATTTTCTGGGATCGCCTTTTTTGAGTCTTACATGTTGATAATTAGGCAATTCTTGACGACAAAGTTCTATCCAAATGAGAGCCAGTTTATAAGCGAAGGCTTCATCTTTGGTCATATTATATTGCAGAATTTTTTCTAAATCTGACATGAACTATTACACTTCATTTCCCCAGCAACTCCATCCAGGAGAGCTTTCTCTTGCAAAAAGTTCTATTCTAGACACATCACCATATAATTCTACAATCTTATCTCGTACATCAGAAGGCTTTCTGCTGTGCTTTTGAATTGGACTTTCGATGATTTGATGAACTTTAGCAGATTGCCGAGGTAATCCTTTGCCCTTCGTTCCTAGTAAACAAAATTCAGCATTAGCTCTAGTATAAAAGCCCATGCCCCAAAAATTGCTATTAGTGTTTTTTTTGTTCTTTTTTACCCATACAAAGGCAAATGCTTTATAATTAAAATCCCATGCTTCCATCACTTTGAAGGCATCTTTAATTTTAGGACCAGTTGCCCAAAGAAACAGGACAGCATTATCTTCTGTTATTTTTTGAATTGGTAAATTACAGATATCCTCTGTAGTCATGGTATTATATTCTTTTTCTACAGTTCTGGCTTTTCCTCGATTGACTAATTTAGATTTTTGCCACTGCCAGGGAGGATCAGCTAAAATTATTTGATATTTTTTATCTGTCATAATATAGATTATAACAAAATTATTGTCCTAATTCTATCTTAATCCATCTGTATTTTCTCTTCAAAAAGTGGCTATGACTTCTCTTAAAATATCTATATTTTCTTCTATTAGCCACTTTTTGAAGTTCATAACATAAATATCTATACAATGAATGATGAAAGTGTCAAATTCCAGCGACTTCGATTATCAATGGGAGCACTGCGCAAAATCAATCTACCATGGGAACCTGGAAAACAAGGTTGGACTACAGAAAACATTAGTGGTATAGAAATAATTCTTAAACCCATTTCTGATCGTGCTTTTGTTTTAGATTTTGTATATGTCAATCCAGATAATCGCCAGCAAGGTTTGGCTAAAAGCAAATTGAAAGAACTACTGGATAATGTTCGACGACTAAATATGGTATGTTATCTTCATGTTAATCCAGATAATGCTACAAAATGGATGCGAGAACCAGAGAATACTAAGAGACCATCAAAAGAGCAGGTAATAAAATTTTACAGAAAGATGGGATTTAAACCTACTCATGGAGACTGGATGATCTACAGGGCCGAGGATTATGCTGACGTGCCTTATGACAAACACAGTTCTCATCACCGACACCCAACAAAAGTTTCTGGTTTATTAGAATTGAAAAAAGGATTAAGAGATGGTATATTCAAGCCAGGATCTTATTCTGATGGTAAAACAATTTGGCTTGTCAGCGCTGATGGACAAATCAAAAAACTTTCTGGATATAAAGAACCAGAATATGATTGGCACAAGATGCGGTTTAATGTATCTGGATAATTTTCTTTTTGCGCAAAGAAAAATACTTGACAAATTATACTATTATGTATAAGATAGCAAAAAGAGGAATAAATCAGAGTTATAGCCTGAACTGGCGCACGAATGTTAAAACCTCCATTCGTGTCTTATGATGAGAAATTAGGGTTCCAGTCCATCGAGGGCTGTTTTCCAGGCAACGGGCATAAGTTGTTTGCAAGCGTTTGACTACGTCCTGGTTCATAGCGGGAGAGCAGAAAACCCTTTGTATAATCGGCATGAGACTATAAAGCAACTCTGCGGGACACCTAAGTGAGACTTATAATAATACTCTCCCTAAAGGATGTCCTTATGCGCTTAGTAGTCTTATTATAATTTATTGCGGTTTTTTGACAAGAAAAGCAGTAAAAAAATGACTAGACGTAAGTTGAAGTGGCAAAAGACTTTAGGGCTAAATGGAACCGTTTATGATATTAAAAATGTTAATTTAGACGAAGTGCGCATAAGGAATGGTCGATCTGAGGGGCCGTTAATGATTGGTGATAAAATTCTGTGTTATTTAAAGGGGAGCTTGTCTGTTGTTAATATTTATGATATAATGCAATCTAATTATCTACCACGTTTCAAGGTGGGGAAGAACAGGTGGATTGGTAAGACTAAGATTTTAGCTAAAATAAGAAATAGTAATACGGATTTAGCCACTCTCATGTTTCGTGAATTAGCCGATTTAGAAGACATAGTGGGCCAGGATGTGTTTTTGATGCCTGAGCCCGAGATGTTGGATTTTACATCAAAGCAGGCAAAAGGCCGCATTATTCTTCTAAGTAAAAATTTGCGCATTGGGATCGTTATTCCCACTGATCTCAAAGAACTCCAAGAACTCTCTGCTGTCCTGCAAAATTATCTTGGCAGGGCGTCCCTTTTGGTCGGCTGGAACTTCAAAAATTTCTTGAGTTACATTTTAGCGAAAACTGGTAAACCTTTTAATCTTTCTGTAAATTATTTTGATTTGAAAGTAATAGAGTCTTTTCTTGGCTTTGACCTTCCCGTTCCACAGGGATATTCTGAAGCCATATTTCGATTAAAAAAGGTAGCTAAAGATAATAATTGGAATAAGTTAAAAAACCTTTACAAATGCATATATAAACCTTTGATAACTGATGTTGTCCCCAAAATAGAAACTTTGGGTTTAGTTCATAGAGGGAAAAAATCGCATCTTCATCCATATTATGAAATTGAAGGTCAAGCGAACGGCAGAATGAAATGTTCAAAATGCTTTCAGCGATCTTTCAATCCACATTCAATGACGGATGAAGATAAAATCAATTTGAGACCGCATAGTTTTGATGAGTTCAATTTTTTATATTTCGATTACCGATATATGGAAGTATCCATGTTGGAATGGTTGTCTAAAGATCCGTTATTGGACAAGATTTTGAGATCGGGTAAAGACGTTTACGAAACGATTTGGGAGGTCATTACGGGGACAAAAGGCAAAAGAGAAAAAGCCAAAAAATTCTTTTTGCCGACAGTTTTTGGACAGGGAGTTTCTGCGCTCGCAGAAGTGCTTGAGGTATCTCAGAAAACAGCCCAAATTGTGGTGGATCGTGTTTATAACAAATTCTCTGTTGCTATGGATTGGGTGAGTAGTTGTCAACCAGATGAAGAAGGATATTGTCAAGACTATTTCGGAAGGCGTAGGAAGTTCGAGGACAAGTTTTATAAAATTCGTAATTTTATAATTCAAGCTCCTGCTTCCACTGTTTGTTTACACAAGTTAGTACAATTGCATCAAGCAATCCAAGGGATGGGGCAGATTGTGTTTCATGTACATGACGGATACATGATAATTGTTAGAAAAGAGCAGACAGATCAAGTGGCAGATATTGCGATAGAAGTCCTAGAAGGATCAAATGATTTGTATCCAGGTTTAAGACTCAGGACTTCAGCATATGTTGGTATAAGTTTAGATGATTTAAAAATTAAGGAGAAATATGCAGAAAATTAGTAACGATTTTCCAATTACTGAGCAGGAATATTTGGAGTTAAACAAACGCTTTGGTAATTTGGCAGAATATGCTTCCTGGCAATTAATAAAGATGAATAATAGAAACAATCATACGGATAGTCAAGAAGACATTGCTCAAGAATTAAGAATTGCTTTATTGAGAGCGGGATCTTATTATAAGAGACAGGTTTATATTGAAGCGTGTCTTGTTTTATGTAAGAAATGTGTGAAAGATCCATTTATTAAATCTATGGTCAAGGAGTTACAGAATTTATGGAACAATAAAACTCGTCATGGTGCCAACCGACAAAAATTTGGGCCACATCAAGAGAGATTATTATACAGGCTTGTTAAGAAAATAGTTCCGAATAACAAACGTCCAGATAGAAGTGCAACTTTGCGAATTGATACTAAATTTGTGACTTATTGTAAAAATATTACTTGGAATGCACAAAAATCTTTGGGTAAAAAAATTACTAGGGAAAAATGTATAAGATCAGGGCTTGCGTCCTTGTCAAACTATGATTATCTTGCTAAAATATATTAATAACTGGAGATAGTTATGCGAAACGAAGATTATAAGAATCATATTTAAGAAGAAGAGGAAAAAAAGGATGGATGATTTTACTCCCAACGAACAGAAAGAATGGGAAAAATTACAAGTTGAGGGTATTCTTAGCGATCCTGATACCGTGAATGTTGATGGACAATATGAATGGGGAGAGGAATATCAGCGATATGTTCTTGGTATGATTGTTAATGATAAGGATTTCGTTGTTTCTAGCCAGGGCCTTATTAAACCGAACTATTTCGCCAACGAAGTTCATAGATTTGTTTGTCGGTTTGTTTTTGACCATCATTTAAAATATGGCGTATTGCCGAAAAGGCTTTATGTATCTGAAGCTGTTGAGGATTATATTAAAGAAAAAGATGCTCAAATCAAAGTGTTTTATCGTGGTGAGCTAAGTACAATTTATGAATATTTTCTTCCTGGAGCCGAAGATAGAGAATATCTTTTGGATCAGATTACCGATTTTGCCAAGCAACAAGCACTGAAGGTAGGAATGTTCAAATCTCTTGAGGAATTGAAGAAATCTAACAATAGCAGTAAGTGGGCAAAAATTCACAAAATAATGCAAGAGGCAATGTCAGTAGATCGAAATTTTGACATTGGACATTCCTACTTTCAATCTTATGAAGATCGTTATGAAAAAATGCAGGAAGCTATAGATAGAAACGACATATTTATTACTGGTTTTCGTTCTATTGATGACAATCTTCAGGGTGGGGGCATGATTCGAGGCGAAGTAGGTTCATGGATGGGATTATCAGGTTCAGGTAAGAGTTTATGTTTAACCAGAAATGCTATTGCTAACTTGGACAGAGGAAGGCGTGTTCTTTATATTTCATTGGAAATGAATATTATGAGGGTAGCGGAGCGTTTTGATTCTATGATAACAGATCCTGCGAACAAACATGGGGTGGGTATTAATAATTTAATCAAAAACAAACAAATAGTGTTTGATGCTCTTCAGGAATATTCTAAAGATTGGGATGATAAGCGAATGCTTGTTCTTAAGCACTTTCCTCAGAAATCTATGGATATTCCTACTTTTTTTGCTTATTACAATCAGATTAAGATGCGTGGATTTATCCCAGATTTAGTAATTTTAGATTATGTTGGGGAAATGAAAGATTATCCCAAGATGCCAACATGGGAGAGTCGCAATTTAATTGTGGGAGAGTTGGTTGGATTTGCTGATAAAGAGCAAGTAGGGTTATTAACAGCTATGCAACCTGATGGAAAGGTCCGAGAGATTGTCAGGGGCGGTGGCGAAATTGATGATGATAATTTAGCTGATGCCAAAGGTCAAGTCAGACCTTTACATTGTTTGTGGTCGATAAATTGTCGTCAGTCTGAAACTGAGACTTTTGTGGGCAGAGTGAAAGTTATTAAACAGCGTAGTGGAAAAAGTCGATATGTGTTCTATATTAAATTTGATCCTATTACTTTGAGGGTTGATGAGGTTAGTGAACAATATTGGAAGGAAGTTGTTAGTAATCGTGATCTTAAAAAAGACGTTACAGCCCAGGAAAGGGATCTTGAGAATAAAATGCGGCCAAAGAAGAAGAAGCCCATTAAAGATATAGGTATGGATGAAGTAGAGGGTAAATCAGAACCATGACAAATACAATAAAACATGATAATTTAGAAATAATGTTGGATTTATTAGAATTTAATGAAACTAATTTGAACGATTATATTGTGAAGGAAGCTGCGATTTATAACCACAAGGCTCAACAAATGGCGGATTTAGAATATCTTTTTCAGATGGAAGAAGAAAAATATGATGCCGCTTATGCTACTAAGTTTTCTGAAACTAAGGAGAATGAAGGGGGTTCAGATAAATTAGTTGAGCAAAAATGCAAGAAAGATCCTGTTCTAGCTGCGATGCGAGAGAAGGCGTTAGCTCTCAAAAGGGATGTAACCAAAATGAAGTTGCATTTAAAATCGTGGGATAAAAGTCATGAGAATGCTCAGTCGTTTGGGCATAATCTCCGTAAGGAAATGGAAAAATTGGGTGGTGACATTCGCTTTCGTTCAGATTCAGGAATGGAGGAAAGGCTGGAAAGGGCTATGGGGCGAGAATAATGGATGATTGGATAGTAGATATATCTCTCATTGGTTTAGATTTACCACCTACAGAGATTATTACAATTGTGGGAAAACGTGAAGAAGATGAAATGGATAAAAAATCTGATTAAAAAAATGAAGGGTCGAACATAAATAATGTACCTTGATATGATGGTTAAACTCAGTCGCAATATAGAGAGTCATACTGCTGCTCATACGGATGCAGTAAGGCGAATTTGCGGCTGCAACCGCTTGTGTGATAGTGGAAGCCTAACGGCGATAAAGCTAATGTGGTTGCGAGCTATAGGAGACAACTATAGCACAAGGTAAGAGGGAATGCTTATGATAGGGTCATAAAGTCATTCCCTTTTTTTTTGACGTGACCCTTTTACATATAAACCCGCCTCAAGTCCACTGGGTTAATTGGGCGATAGGGGCGGGTTTAGTAATTTATTAACTAATTTATGTCATGGATCTTTTTGAATTAAAATCTAAGGTAGAGGAAGACTTGGATAAACAAGTAATTAAGCCAAGTGTTCTGTTATCCAGTTTTCGTATGGTAACAGAAGCATCTCGTTCGTCTATAGCTTATATAGACCCCAATAATTTGCCATTTTTCTATCATTTGGGAAAATATCTTACTCCCACAAGTTTATTGGAAGTAGGATTTGATTTGGGGCTACGGAGTGGGTGTTTTTTTAAAAGCTGTAAAACTGTTAAAAATTTTGTGGCAATAGATTTTAAAAAAGAAAATTGTTCTCAACGATTAGCAATTAAAAACATAAAGGATGTTTATAAAAGGTCATTTAAATTTATAATTACTCCTATAGATAAGCTGACAAATATTGATGGTAATTTTGATTTAGTTTTCATGAATTACCATTTACAATATGACGAATACAGGAATATTTTTGATCGTTTATTTGATCTATTAAAATTAGATGGTATAATTATTGTTGGATACATAGAAAGCAACAATTTGTGCCGAGATGCATTTTCAGCATTTTGTAAGATAAGAAATAGAAAATTCGTTCCTATCAGGTTAAGATATGGGGCAGGGATGGTTCAGAGGTAAAGGTTTATGTATAATTTCATAGAGCAATTTATTCCAAAGCAACAAAAGGATTTGGTCGCAGTCTGGCGAAAAACTGGGCTTCTTGAAAATATTACTGGTTGGGAAGAAGTTCAGTTAGCCTGTATGTTGGAAAATCAAAGATTGTTTAATGAAATAATATCGAATGAAAATCTAAAAAAAATCAGTATTCCAATTGTTCGTAGGGTTTTTGATCCTCAATTATTTATACCTTATAAAATAGTTTCGATTCAGTGTATGGCTGGTCCTGGTGGTATGATTTACTATTTGGATCGTTATAATGTTTTTAAGAAAAGCCCTACAGATGCTATAACAAAAGGGTTTAAAACTAATTTCTTTTCAGAACAGCCGAAAGATTTAGACTGTTGGGCAGAATTAGCTTCTTCAATTAGTAATGACTTAAGGCGGGAAATAACCATAGAGATTTTAGAAGATTTGAGATTAGTAGCATCTGAAATTGTGTATCGTTGGAAATCTGTTGATAATTTTTTGGACTTTGTAAGGTTGGTCAGCAGCCAATTAAGTAGAGATGTTGGCGGCGAAGCAAATTGGATAGTTGTTTCCAATGATTTGGCCAAGAAATTAACACAATTGCCCGATTCGGAATTTCAACAAAACGAAAATAAAACGGATGGTATTTGTGAGTTAGGGCAATTGGGTAGGTTGACTGTTTATGTCAATCCAGAGCAAGATTCTACAAGTGTATTATTAGGAAGAAGGCATAAGGATAATCCATTGGATGCTGGGTATTTTTATTGTCCGTATTGTCCTTTTGGTATTATACCGAGTCCTGAAACTCCCGTTATGAATACTCCAAAATTAATAACTAGATATTCTAAAAAGTTATTAAATGCTAAATATTATAAGGTGATAAAACTTGTTGAATATGTTGAGGAAGAAAATGAATCAAATGATACCGAAGAAATTGAAGAAGGCAATGTTGTGGACGGACTCGGAGATAATGTCTTTGACGAAGGAGCAAGCCATGGAAGCGATGTTGTGGATGAAGTACATGTTTCCGAAGATGGAAGCGAAGAGGTTAATGCAGGAGCAGAAGATGAGAAAGAATAATCCTTTTTGGCCATTTAGGATGGATGATGAATTATTAGAAACACTTAAAAAATGGGCAGGAGGTGAGCCATCGGATACGAAGTAACCTTTCATTATCATGAAGAAATAGAAAAAGGCAAATATAACGAAGATGAAGTTAAAACCAGAAAGATAATTGTAGGTAAACTTACAGAAAACGTTCCTTTGGAGGTTTTAGCTGGCAAAATTATGGCTCAATTTGCTCGTAGGAGTATTCTTGTTGTTGATGTAGAAGTATATGAATTTGTTAGAAAGAAGGTTAATTTTAGAGAAGAAAAAGATGGAATTAAAATTAAGAATAAGAAGTTTCGTTTTGATGATGGACCAACCGTTACTTTAGAGGATTATAGTGAAAACGGAAATGGTGTTGAGCAACAATTAGCGGCTTTATTAGTTGCAAATCCTCAATTATTATCACAAATAAAAGGGCAAGTATCTTCGTTGGACAAACAAGTTGTAGCACAACCAAAACCTCCTGTTTTTGATGCTCCTATTCGTTATGAGATATTTGAACCAGTGGATACTCCATTGGTGGGATTTGCTAAAGAGAGGGGTTGGCGTTTTACTTTAGGTAAAAAATATCCTGTTTATGAAGAAAAAGCAGGGACAAGTGTGACGGATGGTATGTTTTACACAACTATTGATGATGCAGGAAAGAGATTGCTTGTAAATGATAAATTTTTTGTGCCAGTTCCCAAAGGTTTGGCTGGCAAGTTTATGGAAGATAGTGATGATAATGTTGTGGGTGCATCTAATGTAGATCAACAGTCTCTATCTTGGGATGGTGTAGTAAGTGCAAATATGCCTAATATTAGGTAATGGGTGAAGATATGAATAAGTGGATAGAAGAAACTAGAGGGCTCCATATTGATAAGCAAAACCCTTTCTTGAATACTTTGGCTGATATGAATAAGTGGATAGAAGAAGCTAGAGGGCTCTATATTGATAAACAAAATGATTTCTTGAATACTTTGGCTGATACTGCATTTTTGTTGCTCAAAAAGTTTTCAAGTGATAAATCCTAATCTTACACAGAAATTAAGATGTTGTTCAATTTCTGTTTTGATATTTTCGGATAAAGTTAATGCTTCTGTTATTGATCTTTTTTGTAAAATACGACCCTTTGGCGTTCTAGATCCAGCACCATGATGATACACAATATCTCCGTAAACTCCGAACAAGGTAGGGAACAAAGATTTTCTATTGGTGCGTTTTAACTTTTTCCAATTTGATTTTCCAATTTTTGGAACAACTTTATTTTTCCAAAAATTGGAGATATTAATGAAATTTGGGCCAAATCGTTTGTAGAGATCAAATTTTACAAGTTTAATATATGTTTCAGTTTTCATACACATACATGCAACATGTGGTCTATTTTCATTAAGTTCAGGTCTTTGTATTGCCACAACAAGATGAGTTTCCATATTTTGTTTCATGAATGGTGTGAAATTGTTGGAAACGGGGAAAGCGTCACTATCTAAAAAACAGATAAGATCGTCAGGAGGTATTTTTTTAATAAATGAGTTTATTAATAAAAGCAATCGTCCACGATGATCTGCTTCTTGTTTTTTTACTTTGTGATAGCGGATTTCCCATCCGTCGTATATTTGATTAAATTGTTTAGTTGATTTTGTTAGGCTAGCATATATTTTGAATTCTTTTACATATTCTTTGATAAATTTTAATTGAATTGTTGGCCAGTATGGTGATATATGAACTATGAAAAAGTGAATCATATGATGTATTTAATAAACTAACTATTGTTATTGTGGAGGAAATTATGGGCAATAAAAATATGAGGGAACAAAAAAAGAAGAAGCGAGAGCGGGATTCTAAGAAAAAAGTATTAAAAAGGCGGGAAGTATTGCGTAAGCGGATCAAATATGATAAGATAATTGACATGGATGTGAAAGTAAACAATGAGAAATTGAAACCAATTATTAATCCAGAGAAGCAAGCATTGCGAGCCCAAAAACATATAGAGCATAATGCCGAGATTCTCAAAAAACTGGAAGAAGAATACGAAGTTGAGCAAAAGAGAAGAACAGAAATAAACGAAAAGTTGGAAGGGGAAGGTCACAAAACTTTAAAAGAAAAAATGGATGCTCTAGGTAAGGAAGCCAAAGCCTTAGCTGAAGATGGCAAATTGGATTTATCTATTTTGGATAATGATTAATGTACAAATTGCAAAACAGATATCAAGATTCTGGTTGGGAAGATTTGGATATGGAATGTGAATTTTTAGATGAGGCTATTAAAAAGGCCACTGAATTTTCAAGCGATGCGATTTGTTATGGAATGGTTCGTGTAATTTGTGATAATAAAGTA